CCTTGGTTGCCCTGGTCGCCCTTGAGCCCTTGGAAGCCCTGGTTGCCCTGGAAGCCCTGGTCGCCCTTGAGCCCCTGGAAGCCTTGGTTGCCCTGGTCGCCCTTGAGCCCCTGCGTGCCCTGGAACCCTTGGTCGCCCTTCGTGCCTTGGTTCCCCTGGAAGCCCTGGTCGCCCTGCGCGCCGGCGGTGCCCGCGGTGCCCTGATTGCCTTGGAACCCCTGCGTGCCCTGCGTGCCTTGGTTCCCCTGGAAGCCCTGCTGTCCTTGGTCGCCCTGCGCGCCCTGCACACCTTGGTAGCCCTGGTTGCCCTGCGCGCCCTGCACGCCGGCGCCGGTCAGCCCTTGCGTGCCCTGGTTGCCCTGGAAGCCCTGGTTGCCCTGCGCGCCTTGCACGCCAGCGCCGGTCAGCCCTTGCGTGCCCTGGTTGCCCTGGAAGCCTTGCGGCCCCTGCACGGTCGAGGCGGCGCCCTGAACGCCTTGGTTCCCCTGGAATCCTTGGTTGCCCTGCGGCCCCTGCACAGCCGACTGGAACCCTTGGTTCCCTTGCGTGCCTTGCGTGCCTTGGTTGCCCTGCACGCCTTGCAAGCCCTGCGGACCAGCGACGGTCGAGGCCGCGCCCTGTTCCCCGTGCTCGCCCTGGAACCCTTGCGCCCCCTGGAAACCGGCAACTCCCTGGAAGCCCTTCGTGCCTTGCACGCCTTGCGTGCCCTGCACACCCTGCGTGCCTTGGAACCCCTGGTCGCCCTGCGCGCCTTGCGCGCCGCCGAACGCACCTTGGGGCCCCTGGGGCCCCGAGCTTACACGGATGATGTCGGCGCGCGGCCCATTCAATACGATGAGGTCTCGCTCGCGACTCTTCACAGTCACCGCGTAACCTCCTTGCTGAGGGTGACATCTCCGCTCGCAATGCGAGTGACGACGTCCGGAGTACCGGGTACGTAGAGCTCGAGGTCGTAGACCGCGTTCACGAAGTCGAGCAGCGCGGTGGCAGCGGAGTCGATCGTGACGGTGATCTGCCCTTCGCTTGCAGTGAGCACGATGCCAGCGCCCGGATCCGACGTCAGACTGACGAGCGTGGCGGTGTCCGCGCGCGAGGCGCGAACCTGCAGCCGCGCCTTGTAGGTGGTGAGATCCTTGGGCGGCGTGTACACCAGGTAGCCGCCCGAGAGGTACGCCGTGTAGTCCGCGGCGTTGACGTCAGGCAGTGTGAATGCGTTCGCGCCGCTCTTCAGCGCGTAGACGAAGTCGTCCTCGTCGCTGTCGTCGTCGGTGACGGTGTTGATCTCCGTCATGCCCTTGACGGACACGATCTGGCACGGCATCTCGTTGGACGGGAGGCCGTGCGTGTTGCACGAGATCACCGGCGGATATGCCGCGGTGATGCCCGTGATGGCCTTGATCACCTTGGCGCCGGAGTACCAGAAGAACGTCTTCTCGAACGTCGCGCCCTGGATGATCTCCAGGTCAATGCTGCTGTCGTCGCAGGACATACCGCCCCCTTACCGCACGAGATTGACCGTCACCGTCGCCGTAACCTTCGGAGTCGCGCCGCCGTTCGACGTGACCGCCTTGATGCGGAAGTGCCGCGGCAGGATGTCGTTGACCGCGACGTTCGCCGCGGGCGTGGCGCCGACAAAGGCCGACAGCTTCGTGACCGCGACCGCCCCGAGCGCAGCGCTCGTCAGGATGTCGTAGTACGTTTCGTCCGCCAGCTTGCCCTGCACCGTCAGCGTCAGCGTCGAGTTGAGCTGCGCCGTCACGTTGACGACGATGTGGCCGCCGCTGTTGTACTGATTGTCGATGTCGGAACTGTAGACCGTGCCCGGATCGACGTTTGAGAGATTCAGCGCGAGACCGCGCACGTTTCCGTTATCCATCACAGGGCTCCTATCGTGATCTTCTTCCACTTGCCGGAGTCGGTGATCGCCGCGTCCGCCAGGCAGATGAAGAGGTTGGTTCCGTCCGTAACGATCGTGCCGCCCTTGGCGACCGTACCGTTGACCCCTGATGCGAAGGCGGTGTTTGCCAGGCCGGCGCCGACGTTCGAGAGCACGATGGAGTTCCCGGCGGTGCCCTTGAGCAGCGCGGTCAGCGTGGTGTCGTCGCCCGCGCGCGCGCCGGCCGAAGCCTTCGTGTTCGCAACGGTGGCGCTGTGCTCCAAGGGCGCGGCCGTGCCATTGATCGCCTTGATCAGCGAGTCCAGCGAGGCGTTCTTGTTGCCCGCGGCAATCACTTCGTAGGGCACGGCCGGCCCGGCCGACAGCGCGGCCACGAAGGTGTACGTCTGGTCCCCGACGGTCAGCGACTCGCCCGCGGCGACGTTGGGGTTCAGCGTGACGACCGCGGTGGCGGCCACGCCGTCCACGGGTGCCGCTCCGGCGGTGTCGACGGTGCCTTGCTCGACGCCGGCGACCACCGTGCGGACGCGCGCGGGCGGCGAAGCCGCGTTCGTGTTGTCACGCGTGATGAATAGCCCCGTGTCAAACCGCCCGATCGCGAGGGAGGGGCTGGCCGCCGAACCATCGGGGACTTGTACTTCCGTGCCTGATTGCTTGCTCATGGTTACAGCCCTCCGTAGGCGATCAGCCTGGGTTTGTGGTTCCGTCGCTTCTTCTCGGCCAGCGCCATATCGCAGTACGCGATGAAGTCGGCCTCGTATTGCTTGGCCCGCTTCTCGTCCAGCGTCTCCGAGTCCTGCTTGAGGAAAGCGAGGTGCTTCATCCATTTTAGCAGATGAAGGTGGTGTTCCTCTCTGATTTCAAACGGTTCGTCGTCCTCGGGGTCACAGAGCGGCAGGCGCTCGATGACCAGCGTGACGGCGTCGTCCGCCTCGGGAACCGTGGTGAAGCGCAGCTTGCCCTCCTCCATGCCGATCATCACGCCCTTGAGCGGGCCCGGGAGATCCAGGTGCTGGACGGAGATCGGGAAGGGCGTCGGCGTGTCGTTCGAGCCGACGACTTCCTCGTAGGAGAAGACGTGCAAATTGGCGCCGGTGCTGGTCAGCTTGACGCTGCGAACGAACATCACCGACGGGTGCAGTGTGAGCCAGGGGTCCCCCTTGGCGACCACATAGCGCGTCGCCTTGGAGGACACATCCCGGAGGCCCAGTGTAAGCCGGACGAACATCTTCTGCGCGTCCGCCATGTAGCCCCACACGTCGTCCTTGGTCCAGAGAAACGGTTCGGCGACGTCTACGACGTCGCTTCTGAACTTCGTGTAGAGCTGGCTGGGTTTCATTCGATTTCCTTGCGGACCTTATCCCAGATGGGTTCCAGTTCCTCGGATGTTACCTGAAAGCCGGTCTCCCTGAACAGCACGTTCAGGTTCGGGCGGCCGCCGGCGGTGAAGTCCCCGCGCTGGTTCCGCTCGACCATCTTCTTGATGGCTTCCGTGATCTTCGGCGCACGCTCGCCCAGCTTCAGCTTCTCGGCGTCGATCTCGGCCATTTGCTCCTTGCCGGCTTCGGTGTCCGTCTCGACCGCGAAGGCGCCGTGCTGCATGGCCTCCAGGACGAACCGCTGCGGGATGTCGATCGTGACACCCGGGGCGAAGTTCCAGGAGTGACCCGACTTCGCGACGAACGACTTCTTCAGGGACATCTGCATCTTCATGCTCTACCTCCAGAGGGTGGTTATGAAAAAACCCCGGCCCCTTCGTCCTTGTGGGGCGATGTGGCCGGGGTTACGGGCGAGCGCGGATGCTCCCGCCCGGCGGTGCTTACGCCTTGCCGGTGAGTTCGTTGGCCTTGTCGTCGACCACGAACAGGATCGTCACGCGACCCTTACCGGTTGTGCAGGTGTCGATGTTGGCGATGGACATCTCCACGACGTTCGTCTGCGTCCCCGTACCCACGAGGGTCAGGAGCGCCGACTCACCCGCGCCTTTGAGGTCCGCCGACGCGAGGTACCGGTCGGTGTCGCCCGAGTCGCCGATGAACACGGTGTATCCAGCCGTGTCGAACGCTTCGGTGCGTTCGAACTTCCCGCCAACAACGCGGGCGCCCTTCGGCAGCGTCGCGATCTCGAACACGTTCGCGGCTCCAACCGTGGCGGCGCCGAAGTCGCAGGCCACGCCGGCCTTGGACGTCATCGTGTCGCCGAAGTTGAAGTTGAACTGGATCGCCTGAACTGCTTGTGATGCGCGAACCTTCTTGAGTGCAGCCATGATGTATCTCCTCGTGTGTGTGGGTTGGCCGTCAGGTTAGATGGCCGTGTAGCACACGATGGCGCCGAAGTCCTGCACGGTATTCGAGGCGTAGATCGAGTTGAACTTCGGCTTCAAGAAGCCCGCGATCTTGCCGACCGAGATACCTTGCTGGTTTTCGTAGTCGAAGCCCTTCTCGACCCACTCCGGTACACCGATGTCCGCCATCCCGAGCGCTTGCGCACCGCAGAACAGCATGTGCTGACCCTCGACCAGGCCGCCCGCGCCGAACTTCGTCGCCGTTTCCGTGGTGTTCGGAACGTGGCGATACTCGTGCAGGTACAGACCGTCCATCTTCACGACGTCGCCGGTGAAGAGCTCGTTGTCCGCGCCGCGCGTCTGCGCGTAGCGCAGGTTGGCGATGTAGTCGGCGTCCTTCTTCATGGCCGCCATGCCGAACGGGCTCAGGAAGACGTGGTACGTCTCGCCGCCTCCGTCTTGGCGCACGCCGCGGATGTACTGCGCCTTCGCGTATGCCTTGAGGGAGATCAGCATCTTGTACGACGGAAGGTCCGTCGACACGACGTTCGCGGTTGACGCGGCCGTGACGAGCGCACCCGCGGTGGCGTCCCAACGCAGCCGGCGCTTGTCCGTCGGGGACGCAACGTCCGCGGCGAACTCGAGGTTCGGCAGGTCGGAACCGACACGCAGATTGCCGTTCGGCTTGTAGGTGTAGCTGATGCCGGCCATCGTGAGGAACGCCATCTGGTCCAGGCGGTCGCTCATCCAGTAGGCCAGCGTGTCCCGCGCGTTTTCGCGGAAGTTCACGACGGACTTCTGGTCGGCCATGCGGCCTTCGTGGCGGGTGGCGTGGCGCAGCTGGTCGAGCCGGATCACCTGGTCGTACGACTTGCCAGGCTCTTCGTTGCCTTCCAACGTGCGGTCGCCCGCGGTGCCGTCGCCTTCGAGATCGGCGAGCAGCGTGATGACCGCGCGTGCGCCCTTTTCCGAAGCCTTCAGCTCGGTGATGTGTTGCACCATCGAGTTCGCGCCCTTGCCGAGGAACTTGTTGATGAAGGACAGGTTGCGCGCTTGGCGCCACATGTCCATCGACCATACCGTTTTCTGCTCGGTCGTAAGGGCGGCAAAATTGGTGAATGCCATGATGCCTCTCCTCGTGTGATTACGGGAAACTCTGTGACTATCCTTTCACGCCGGATGTCGGAGAGGCGGGTGCAGACGCTAACCCGGTCTGGAGGGCCCCCCGCTGTCGCGCGGGGGGCTGCGATAACGGCATGATACGTCAGGCAAAATCCCCGCGCAAGCGTTTCAGTGTTTCGGCCGGGAGCCGATTGAACTGCTCGAAGTCCAGCTGGTTGATGTCGATCTTCGACATCCCGGCCTTGTCGGAGTCCTCCCCGACGCCTTTTCCGAGCACCGGCGGCTGGCCCTTCGCGGCGGTGAGCGCCTTGTCGACGGCCCCCGCTTTCCGTGCTTCGCCCTTGTTCGGAGCCGGAGTACCCGGTACTTGGGGCTCAGGGGCCACGTCCAGGCCGAACTTCGCGACCGCCAGTTCCACGGCCTCGCGCAGCGCCTCGGCTGGCTGACTGCCAGTCAGTTCGAACCTGCCCTGGAGGCTGGCGACGTAGTCGACCATCTCCTGCTGGTACGTCTCGGGCTGGGCGTCATCGAACACCGGATACGCCTGCTTGTAGAGCTCGACCAGCCCGCCCAGGGCGTCGACGTTCTTCGACTCCGTGGTGTGCTCGGCCGTCAGCGCCGACGTCTCGACCATCACGATTGAGCGATTCAGCTTGTTGATCTCGCTCATGACCGCCTTGGCGTCGGCCAGGTTGCCGTCGGCCAGCAGCTGGCCGTATTCCTCGGTCTTGGCGTCGAGGGCCGTGGTCAGCGCCGCCACGTCGGGGGCGTCGCCCGCCGGCGCCAGCCGCGCGCGCAGCTGCGAGAGTTCGTTTTCGAGCGCCGCGACCTTGGCCTTGGCCTTGTTGTTGACCTCGTCGAAGCGGGCCTTCGGGATGAACTTGCCATCCGCGGCCCTGGCCGGTTCTTTGTCCGGTTGCTTGACGCCGTCTTTATCGGGCGTAGTGACGGTTTCAGCCGTCTTTCCGGCCGCTGTTTTGTCCGGTTCTTTGTCCGGTTCCTTCTTGCCGGTGACGGCCTCGATTTCGGCCGCCGTCAGCTCGACTTCTGCCTTCTCCTCGGTGGGGGAGAAATTGTCACCGCGATCCGCCTTCGGGTCGTTGCCGGACGCCGCGTCTTCGCGGACGGTAAGGACGACGGGTTCAGGCGTTTGTTTGTCATTGGGCATTGGAACCTCACAGGTTATTTTAGGAAGCGCAGCTTGTACAGCGTCGAGGAGATTAGCGCCTGGATCTCGTCGATGATGTTCTGCAACGTGGAGTCATCCTTGTCGCAGACGTGGTCGCGATTGCGCGCGATCCATGTTCTCAGATCGGTGAACGTCCCGATCGCACTGGTCGGGTGGAAGTACGGCGTCCCCTCGAACGGCAGAAGCGCACCATACGCCCCCTGGTAGGTTTCCGCAAACGAGTCGGCCAGCCCGACGATGCCCTCGTAGAAATCCTCGAGCGCCTTGTGCTGTGCGTACGACAGCGCCGTCAGGTGCATGACGTGCGCCGCCGTGCGGGCGTGGAACAGGTGCATCACGAACTCGGCGGCGATGTTCATTTCTTGCCTCCCTTGGCGGCGGGCTTCGGCTTGGCCTTCGCGAGCACGAGCGCGCCCTTGTGCTGGACCTTCATCTCGTCCTTCTTCAGCCCGGACGCCGTCTTGGCCTCGTCCTTCTTCAGCCCGGACGCCGTCTTGGCCTGCTTCTCGCCCGTCGCGGCCTGGTGCTCGGTCTGCTGCGTGGCGACCTGGTGCTGAAGGGCGGTCATCCCGGCCTCATGCGCCTTGTCTCCGGCGTCCATGCTGGACTCGTGCGACTGCTTCGCGCCTTCCATTTCCTTCTCGTGCGCGTGCTCGCGCCCCTGCATCTCGGCCTCGTGCGCCTGGCTGGCCGCCTGCTGGCTGGCCGCGGCGTGCGCCTTCATCGTCTCGGCCAGCATCTTGTTGCCCTCGCCCGGCTGCGCCGGCGCCGCGGTACGGACCTCGGCGATCTTGGCCTGGGCGGTGGCGGTCTTGAGCATGGCGTCGGCCTTGGTCTTGTCGGCCTCGGCGCCCAGCTTGTCGACCTCGTTGACCTTCGCCTGCTGGTTCAGCGCGGCGTCCTGCTGCGCCTCCGGCGACTGCGCGGCCTCGGTCATGCGGCGGACAATCTCGCGCTTGTTGCGGAGCAGCGAGTGGCTGATGATGACGTCGTCCTGGATCGCGATTCCGGCCTCGCGCATCGCCATGCACTGCTCGAACTCGCTCTCGTCGAGCGTGTCGCGCGCAGGCATCGACGTGATCATGACGTCGTACTTGCCCGCCGACAGATCGTTCGTGATCGAGTCGGTGGCTTCTTGGTACTGGTTGAGCTCGAGGAACTTGCCCTCGCCCTCTTCCGCGTTCTCGTGCGCCTCGGCCGCCTGGTTCTCGAACGTGATGCGGTAGATCCGCGGCTCGGTGTAGTACTCCTGGATGATGTCGAGGATGTTGCGCGCGAGCAGCTTCCGGGTGAAGTTCAGGTTCTCCATGATCTTCATCTGGTTCACGGAGCCGCGCGCGCGCTTGGCCTTGATCGCCTTGGCCGCGACGTCCTCGCGGTCCTGCCCGAGCGCGTTGTCGTCCACGTTCGAGATCGTCTTGATGTGCTCCTCGGCCTTGTAGGAGATCCGCTCGATCCCGGTGGGGATCTGGTTCGGCTGGATCTTCTCCATGTCCTTGACGTCGTCGAGCTCGAACACGACGCCGGTCATGGCGCCGCGCTGTTCGACTTCCTCGGTCGTCATGTTCTTCAGCGAGTTGCGCTTGACCTTCCAGCCGCTGTTCGCCGTCGTGTTGACGATGTGGAGCTCCTGCGAGCTCGTCTTGTTGAGCAGCTCCTGCGGGTCGAGCAGGTTCTCGACCAGGCCCATCGTGCGGCCGCGCCGGAAGTACGGGAAGAACGGCACGATCGTGAAGTGCCGGTACGGCGACCAGTCGTCGTGCAGCACGCACGGGCCGGCGGTCGTGGTCCAGCGGAGCCGCTCGACGACCTTCTCGATGACCGACAGCTGGTACCGGTCGGCGACGAACGCGACGCGGTTGCGGTCCCAGTGCGAGGGCACCGCGCGCTGGTCGCCCGTGGCGCTGTCGACGAACAGCTTCTGCTTCGTCAGCTTCTTGTACTGCCGCTCGATGACGCGGACGTTCCTGATGATGTCGCGCGCCACCGGGTTGTAGGTGTAGTAGTGCCCCGGCCCGCCGAAGCGCTCGAAGCTGCGCTGCACGCTGTCGATGTCGGCGATGTACGGGTTGGTGTTGTTCATCCGGAGGTAGTCGGCATCGTCCGGGTTGTACAGGATCGCGATGTCGTTCGGCGACAGCCACTTGGTGTAGATGACTTCCTTCCAGGTGTCGGGGTCGTACTGCTCCGCGTCCGGGTCCACGAGCACGTTGCGCGGGTTCGGCACGTAGAGCTCGACCTCGCCCTGCGTGTTGTCCTTGAACCCGAGCCGCACGTCGTAGAAGCCGCGGCTGGTGATGGCGCCGTCCGCGAAGACCTCACTCTCCTTCCACAGCAGGTCGGTCCCCATCTGGATCTGCTTGTACAGGAGCTCGATCTCGTGGCTCAAGTCCTCGCCCTCCGAGTGTAAGGGCTTGAAGGTCGTGTCGGCGCGCGTCTGGATCTGGTCGCCCATCACGTTGCTGAGCGTCGACAGGATCTTGTTGATGGTCAGGGCCGGGCGGCGCTGCGCGTCCAGCTGTTGCTTGACCAATGGGTCCCACTGCTTGCCCAAGAAGAAGTCGTCGCATTTGTTCGCCTTCGCAACAAAGTCCAGGTGGCCGTTGTCCCGCACGTACACGTAGCGGAGCCAGTTGTTCTGGGAGATCTCGAAGTCAATCGCCATGTCAGGCCGCCATGTGGTTAGTTGTGCGTTGTCCATTGAGCAGGAGGTTGATGACGTCCTTCCAGCTCTTCTGCTTCAATGCTTTCGGCACCGGCGGGGGTGTCTGCTGCGCGGCCATGATGGCGCACCACGCCACAGCGTCAACGATGTCATCGTGGTTCCCACCGGCCAGGAAGCGGAGAAACTCGCGCTCCAGGGCTTCGTACCACGGCGCATTCTTCGGGTACCGCACTCGATTCCTCTGCATCGCCACCTGCAACGGCGTGGCGCGGACACCCTTGTCCCGGCCGAGGGTCTTCAGGATCTTCAGGTTCGGATGCAGGCCGCGTTTCTCCGCAGCTTTCGCGAAGGTCGCGCTCATCGTCTTCCAGATCGTTCCGTCCTCGACGCCGAGGTAGTCGGGCATCCACTTCTCGTAAGAGTCTAGCATTTTTTCGACGATGGTATCGCCGTCCGTCCACTTTCCGCGAACGATATCAAGCACTTCGAGATTGTCCTCGTAGTCCTGGTCGATCGTGGCCCCGACGGTGAAGTCGGTGCGGGTGCTGTCGGTGATGGCGAAGTCCCACGCCTGGTACACGTACCCGCGCGGCCGGACCATGTTCCCGGGCAATTCCATGACCGGCAGGAACTGCTCTCGCTGGAAATACAGCCCCTCGTCCGGCACCGGGTTCTGCTGGTACAGCGCCGACCAGTGCCGCTTGGTCAGGGTCTTCTCGATGCGCTTGAGCATCGGCAGCGTGTACCGGTCGGCGTGGAGCGCCTCGCCCTTCTTCCGTACCAGGTACGCCGTACTGGGTATGTCGTCCTCAGTACCCCGGTACAGCCGGTAGTCGTCATCCAGGTACTCGTCTTCCTCGGCGATGGCCGGGAATTTGACGATCTCGAACTGGTCGAAGTCCGGATCCTCCTGCATTTTCAACTGGATACGACCGGCGCCGTCGTCCTCATTCCACCAGGTCTGGATCCACAGCACGCCGCCGCCGGGCGACAGGCGCGAGTAGAACACCGAGCCGTACCAGTCCCAGAGGTCGTCGCGGATGGTCAGCGAGTCGGCCTCCTTGGCGTCCTTGATCGGGTCGTCGACGATGCCGACGTGCGCGCCCTTCCCCGTGATACCGCCGCCGACGCCGGCCGCGATGTACCCGCCGCCCTGCGTGGTCAGCCACGCCTCGTTGGCCTGGCTCTCGGGGTGCAGCTTCGTCTCCGGGAAGATCTTGGCGTACCGCGGGTCCTTGATCAGCTCGCGGACGCGCCGGCTGAACCCGATCGGCAGGCTCACGTTGTACGACGACGCGATGAGTTCGTGGTGCGGGAAGCGCCCCAGGTGCCACGCGGGGAACGTCTCGGAGGCCAGGGTGCTCTTCCCGTGCCGCGGGGGCATCAGGATCATCAGCCGGGGGCTCTGCTCGGCCTCCACCTGGTCCGAGAACTTCTCCAGCTTGTGGGTGATGACCTTGTGGACCCAGCCGGCGCGGTAGCGCGGCCGAAACGCCTGCACGAACGGCAAAAGGCGCCGCCGGCAGAGGATCCGGGACGCCTGGGCCGCCTTCGCCAGGGCTGCATTGGTCTTGGCGATGCCTACCAGGGGCCTATCACTCGCCATCCGGGCCTTCCAGAAGGGCCGGGGAGTCCGGAAGTCGCACGGATTCGCCCTCGATGATCAATTTCATGAGGTCCTCGTCGCTCAAATCCTCGATTTCGGACAATCGGACGGCTCCGGTGACGTTAAACTCGATCCGCTTGGTCTCGGGAGCGTTGTAACCGCAGATTTTCGCGATTTCGCGCCATCCGGCGACCATGGCGGTCGGGTCGGACATCGTTCTACCGACGTCAATCGCCTCTAAGAGGCCATCTATTACCTTTTTCCGGCTCATGTCCGACGATTTCTCGAACTTGGACTGCTCCAGGTTCACCGCGTCGATGATTTTCGGCATCTTCAGCAGGCGGCCGGCCTCGACGTCGGGGAACTTGAACCCCGCGTTGCGCGCGGCCTGGCCCTGGAGCATGCCCATCGCCAGATTCTTGACGAAGGCGCGCTGCGGGTCGGTTAAACCATTGGGTCTGCTCATGATTTTCGAATCGTACTCGATACCTAATGACTAAGCAACCGCTGCCGGGGTAGAATCGCCAGATGGCCGCCCCCCGACTCCCCTCGCGCCTCTGGATCGGCAGCTACGAATTCCAGCTGGCGCAGAAGCCCGTCGACGACCCGCTGTTCGAAGGCGAGGCCGACGGCATCACTCACTTCGACCTGCCCGCGCGCGGCGTCTACCTGCGCGACGACCTGGCGCTGCGCTCGCTGCTCGAGGTCGTGCTGCACGAGATCACGCACGCCATCCACTGGGCGCACGATCTCGACGACGCTGAGAAATTCGACGAGGAGCAAGTCGCCACTGTCTACGGCCTCGCGTGGTCCGCCCTTCTGCTCGCCAACCCACGGTTCCAGCGCTGGCTGAACCACACCGTGAACGCCGTGCGGAAGGCCCAAGCCAATGCCTAAATGTGGAGAATGTCATGCCGACAAACCGAGTTCCGAGTTCTATCCTCGAAGCGATCGACCTGGCTCTTTCCGGTCGACCTGCCGCGCCTGCTACAACCGCGCCACCGACGACCGTCGTGTCAAGCGTCTGGCACGCCTCGCCGGCCGGGAGAGACCCACCCACTGCGAAGTCTGCGGCTCCGACGCCGGCCACGGCAAGGGGCTCTCCTGGGACCACGATCACACCACCGGCCGCTTCCGCGGCTGGCTCTGCCACCCCTGCAACCTGATCCTCGGCCAGTGCAAAGACAGCCCGCAGCGGCTGCGCGCGCTGGCTGAGTACCTGGAACGGAGTACCTAGTGCTTGGTATCACCCCCAGGGTATATTCGAAAGATATCACCCAGAGGTGATTTTTGCATACGCGGTGGGCTGTCCCCGAAAGCGATTTCGGGGACATTTTTTTGGAATTTTTTCTGGAATTTGAAGAACACAGGGGACCCACTGGTCCTCCTCTACCCCGCACGGCAACGGCCACCCCCACTTCGGATTCGGTACTGCGTACACCGTACCACCCTATTCTCCCCGTGAACGGGGAACACTCTGAGGGCTGAGTACTGAGAACGTAGTACTCAGTACTCACAACCACACCGAAAGGACTGAACCATGAAGACGAAGGCCGCAGTACTCAGTACGCAGAACGTGGGACGCACACCTGACCCGACGTCATGGGCATACCGCATGGGTCAACGCACTGCGAATGGCGTGGCCCACACGTCCAACGCTGGGACGTACATCACCGACACAGTCGCGCAAGCGTGGGTCGACTACCCCGCAGGCTATAAGGCGCAACGCCTGGTCAACGGCATCAAACCGGTAGCCCCTCGCACGAGGAGCTAAGGGCTTAGGACGCAGTACGAGGGCCACTTCGGTGGCCCTTTTGGCGTGCAGCGGCAACCGCCAATGCACAACCCCGAAAGGACTGAATCATGAACATCGAACAACTGATCGCGAAGTGCGCAGAACTCACGGCGTCCCTCGACAATTCCGAGGCGCACGTCAAACGGC